ACGGGGTCGGATAGAAGTCCCGTTCGCGGCGTTCAAAATCTGATCTCTTACCCATATTCATTCCTTTCAAAGATACTGTCACCAACTGGCCCTTGCGCGCATGGCACCAAAATAAACCAAAATGACCACACTATGTATTTTTATATATAAAATAAATTGAAAATACTGCTTTCATACGCAAGGGACATTTGGTGACACTTCAGTCATCATTTCCGTTCATCATCTCCATAATCACCTCTCGCACTTCCTCCCGGCGCTTGCGCTCTGCGTCAGCCTTTGCCTCAAACATCGAATGCACTTCAGGTCGCACGACCCACATTGGGGCATCAGAACGCTTGTTGACCTGATCAACCCACCCGAACGCCTCTAGCTGCTCAAACACCTTTGCGCCCTCATCACGGGTCAAACGGCGCATCTGGCGCGATCCGCGCTGAAGTGTCCGCATGGTGACGTTCTCCAGCTTGTGAGCGAGAATATACCCAGCCACATCCTGCAGATTGGAATGGTCGTCAGCCATGCCGAGAATGTTCGTGTAGAAGCACAGAGAGTGCCGCATCAGGTATCCAGACAGGAACTCAGCCACGCGCCGCGCAGTCTCGCCAGAGACGGCCAGTGGCAGTTCCGTGCTATCGATATGCTCAATGCAGTGCCAGATAATGCATAGCCTGGGAAACAGGCCATCGAACTTACCGATATGCGCAGCCAACTTCTTGTTGAAGCCCTCAGTAGCCGTGATCTGCCGGTGATGACGCTGCTCTAAGTTGTCTCGGACGATCCTTGCATCATCGTCGAAATAGAGCGGCAACCTTCCGAGGATTCCCTCTGGGGCCTTCAGCGAGTGCAGCCGCTCGACCAGAATATCATACTCAAATGATGCCCCGCCCAGTTCGACATCCTTACCGATCACAGACGGACGCAGCACGATAGGGAAGAAACGCTGGATCAGCCCGTCATCACTGGCATCAGCGACGATCTTGCGGATCGGATCCGGTTGCACACCGCCAAGGATCGTCACAGACAGGTTGTCGATCAGGAACGATCCACGGCCCACACGGTTGACTGCATACTGCCCGCCACCGAATGCCGTCAGCCAGAACGAGCGATCCTTTGCGCTACCCTTGCCCCCACTGTACTTTTCAATCCCGCCAAACCAGCCGGACAACTCATCCTGAAGCACCATGATCCCGTCAGGGCTGTGCTTGCAGACTTCTTGCGCTGCTTCCATCGTGATGTCCTCGACACGCAGCCTGGGGCATTGCGGCATCTCTTGACCGCTCTTTGATCCGCCGTCCTCACTCCACTGCTGAAGTTTGCGGTTGCCCTCACGCAGCAGATCGGCATCCATCGCCTTCAACTTGCCAGCCGCAGCGCGCATGATTGGTGACTTTTTGAACGATGGATCGCCAATCAGCATGGTCCAGATGCGTGCGCTTTCCGTCCAGCCTTCGTGCTGCTTGACCTTGATCTTGATGCTATCGCGGATCGCGGCTGCACAGACAGTCAGGGCCGACATGGCAAGACCACCGGGATCGACGCCCATCTGCTCGGCCCGCTCATAGGCAAACCGCTCAATCACGCTCGGCAAGATGCCGGTAGGCAATTGTGGCGGCTCATATCGCGCCCACAGATCGACCGGAGCGTTCTGCGCCTTGACCTCTGCTTCGACCCGCTGCTGCGCATCCACGAACGACCGGATCGCTGCATTGATCGTCAAGGCAACGGAATCCAGACTGCGCTCTAGGGCCTGATCGTTGAAGTCACTGCCGTGCGTTGGGATTGCAACAGGGCACCCAAGTTCAGCGGCTAGCGCGGACATTTCTTCGCCCGCATTGCTATCAGCCGCCAAGACAATCGAAACGCCATCCGCGACAAGCTGCCGCGCCACATGGGACATATTGCCCTTAGAGAACGTGACACAGACCTGATCGGGGATCGCGGCATGGATCGATGCGCCTGTGGCAAAACCTTCGCAGACGATCACCCTGCCAAAGTGCAGACCGATCATCATCCGCCCGCCCTTAGTCGGTGCGCCAGCATGGAATAGCTTTCCGCCGTCAGGGTCAATTGTCTGGACAGAAATCATCTCGCCATCAGCATCATGGATCGGAAGCAGCAAATTGCCGCGCTCAATCCGGCATTGGTGGGCCTCAATGCCTTTGCGCTTCAAATAGCCATGATCTTCTGGCGCTGAACTGGCCGAATCCCACCGCTCTGCCGCCCGCTTCGACGCAGACTGCCTCGCTATGTCCTGCTGCCTGTCACGCTCTGTCAAAGCGGCCTCGCGCTGCTTGCGCTGCTCATCAGAGATGGAAATTTTTGCCTCTCCGCCAGTCAGCAAATCAATAGCGTCTCTGGTGTCGATGCCGCGCATCTTGGCGATAAAATCAACAACATCACCGTGCGCCCCGCACCCAAAGCAATGGAACATTTCCTTGGCCGGAACGACATGAAATGAGGGGGTGCGCTCATTGTGGAATGGGCAGCACCCAACATATTCATTGCCCGCTTTTTTGAGCGGAACAGCCTCGGCCACCACATCTGCGATGGGGTAATTCTGTCTGATAGCATCCCAATCATAGTTAGCCATTTCGCTCACTCCGCTTGCTAGTGAAGTTCTGGCCAATCTGGATTTGAAGTTCACGAAGCATGGGAATCTCATCGTCATCCCACTGCGAAATGGCCTGCGGCGTTATTCCAAGCCTTTGAGCAAGAATGGTAATTGAGCCATCAGCCCAATCAATTGCTTCCTGTTTTGTCATGCTAGTCTCCTAAAGCAATGCGAGATCACTATGCCACTTGACACGGCCTGTAAAGCCCGCTTTAGTAATGAGGCTGCTGTTGCATCCTGTCGCAGCCAGGATAGGCCAATGAGCCAGAATAGAGGTAACATGAGTTTGCTTTCTACCGTGTCGAAGCCGCAAAACCGCGCTCCGATCATCACTATCTGCGGTGACGCAGGCACAGGCAAGACATCGCTTGCCGCAACTTTCCCCAAGCCGATTGTGATCCGCGCTGAAGATGGCCTTCAGTCGATCCCGCTCGACAAGCGCCCTGATGCATTCCCGCTTATTAAGAGCGCGGATGAAATCTTCGACCAGCTTCTGGCCTTGATGCAGGAAGAGCATGATTATCAGACGCTGATTATCGACAGCGTGAGCGCCTGTGAACAGGTCTTCATCAAGAGCGTTATGGACACAGACGGTCGGGCGAAGTCGATCAATCAGGCGCTGGGTGGTTATGGCAACGGCATTGCTGCTGTGCAGGCGATGCATCAGCGTCTGCGCAAGGGCGCGGGCATCCTGAACGAGCGCAAGGGGATGAATATCATTTTCATCAGCCACGCCGACCTTGAGGCTGTGCGTCCACCGGATCAGGAAGACTACACGCGATACAGCCTGCGCATGATGTCGAAGAGCCTTCCGCCCTACGTGGATGATGTAGATATGGTCGCGCTGGTTCGCCTGGTGGCCCGCCTGCGTGGCGATGAAGGGCAGCGCAAGAAGGTGGTTAGCAACGGCGACCGCGAGGTCATCTGCTACGCCACCGCTGCCGGTGTTTCGAAGAACCGCTATGGGATCACGGAGCCGCTGGCCTTCGAGGAAGGCATTAATCCATTTGCTGAAATTTTTGCGAACAAGGAGTAAGTCGCAATGTCGTTTTGGGACCTAAGTGATGGCGAAACCACGAATAGCGGTGCCAAGGAGTTTGAAGCCGCAACTGGCAACTTTGATCCGATCCCTGATGGGTCGAAGGTGCTTGCCGAGATCGACGAAGTGAAGTGGGATCTCACCCGCGACAACGCGGAATATCTGTCGATCCGCTGGAACGTGCAGGAGCCTGATGAATTTGCCAAGCGCAAGATTTATCAGAAACTGTGGGTCACTGACGATGACCCCAACGCCAAGGACGAAGCCAAGGCAAAAAAGAAGCGCGACAATGCGAAGCGTATGCTGGCTGCTATCGACGCAAACTGCGGCGGTAAGCTGTCAAAGGTCATGCGCAAGCCGTCGAACGATGAACTGACGATGGCGCTGACCGCCCGTCCAATGATCATTCGCTGCGCCGTCTGGGAGATCGAAAGCGCCACTGGTGAGAAGAATAGCGGCAACTGGATCAGTGCCGTGTTCCCGCGCCAGCATGGTGTCGAGGTGGCTGCATCCGCGCCAAAGCCTGCTGCATCCACCAGCCGCGCCAATGACCTGGACGACGACATTCCGTTCTGATCCCTGATACCGCCCGCTGGCAGACCGGGAAAAGTCTGCCGCCATTTATAGGAGTAGAGCATGAACGAGCCAGCACAGCGCACACCGGAATGGTTTCAAAAGCGCAAGGGTCGAGTTACCGGATCAATTGTCGGGGCGATCCTCGGCTTGTCGCCATACATGAAACGATCAGATGCCATGCGCCTAATGGTGCGCGAGGCGCTTGGGGCGGAGCGTGAGTTTCAGGGCAACATAGCTACAGATTATGGTGCCTATAACGAGGCCGGGGCCTTTGTTGAGTTCCAGATGGAAAGCGGCCTCAAGTGCAAGGAGGCGCCGTTCCTGATCCATGAGGATTGGCTGGGGGCTAGCCCGGATGGGTTTACCAGCGATGGCGGCCTGATCGAAATCAAGTGTCCATTCGGATTGCGCAAGGAAGAGTCGCCTGAGTTCAAGACGATCTCTGATCAGCCGCATTACTATGCCCAGATGCAAGTCCAGATGTACGTTGCCCGTCAGCCGCATTGCTGGTTCTATCAGTGGTCGGTCAATGGATCGAAACTGGAGCGGGTCGATTACGATCCTGATTGGATCAATGAGAATCTCCCTATCTTGCGACAATTCCACGCTGAGTTCCTTGAGGAACTAGCCAACAACGCTGAAGAGCATCTCGCTCCCAAGCGTGTGTCTGTCGATACGCCAGAAGCCCACAAGATGGTCGCTGAGTGGGACGATCTGGTCGAACAGATCGCCAGGCTGACTGAGCGCAAGGCCGATTTGCTGGCCGACATGGTGAAGCTGGCTGGCGAGAAGAACGCAGAGATTGCCGGTCGCAAGTTGACGAAGACCGAGCGCGAAGGCGCGATTTCCTACGCCAAGGTCGTGAAGGAACACTGCAAGGGTGTCGATCTGGAAAAGTATCGCGGGAAGGCCAGCAAGTTCTGGGTGCTGCGGTAATGCAACTTCGACCCTATCAGCAATCCGCCTGCGATGCGGCGCTTGGGTGGCTGCGTCGATCTATTGACCCATGCATGGTCGATGCAGCCCCAGCAGCAGGCAAGTCATTTATGATCGCCTACCTCGCTAGGCAGCTTCACATCATCAGCGGCGGGAAGCGTGTGTTGTGCCTTGCCCCCAGTGCAGAACTTGTTCGCCAAAACCATGAGAAATTCATGCTAACGGGTGAGCCAGCAAGCATCTTCAGTGCAAGCGCAGGGGCAAAGTCCACACGCAATGTGGTTGTCTTTGGCACACCAGGCACCGTCAAAAACTCTATCAGCCGGTTCTGTAAGCAAGGCACGGATGGATTCTGCGCCGTGGTTATTGATGAGTGCCACGACCTAACGCCGACAA